GCACGCTGGATGTCAAGTGATGTCCTGCCCTTTATGTAAGCATTGTCAGCCCGTCTTTGCCTGGCTTCAGTCAGCTCTGCTTTAAGCGCTGGGCTTTCCTCTTCCAACAACAGCTTTGCTTCTCTGACATATCTGTTGAACACTTCTTTGATTTTGGCCAACCGCACCGACTGGTAGTCCTCAGAAGGACGTTCAAAGTTGGCTGAGTTGCCACCGATTGGCGCTTCCTTGTAGGTGATGTTTTTAGTGATTAGGTCAAGAATTTCTTCAGCCAGCAACTTGCCTTCTGAATCCACCTCGTCGCCAGTCATGCGTACGACCTGAGTGCCAAGCACCTCCAGGCGATCGAGTTCTTGCGGAGACAGCACACGGTTAGGAAGCTCAGGGCCAAACGCGGTGTCAGACCACCACGTTTCCATAGAGCCTTGGCCATACAAGCGACGCAGCTCAACGTCAATTGGGTTGTCAGACAGCACGCGTGTGGGAAACGCGTTTAAAGGGGTAAACATGTTGTAAGCGCTGCGCAAGAACCATTGATCTTCAGGGATCAAGTTCATGCCCAGCGGTTGTGGCATAGGAATAGGCTCGCCTGTAAATGGATGGCGCTGCGGCGGAAACTCTTTGCTTGCGCCAGGCAAACGCATGCGCATCATTTGCGCAGTTTGCATTGGAATAGCAAAAAAGGGGTTGTCAGTAGCAGGACCAGGCGGCTTGAGTTGAGGGCCAACGCGTGCAGCAGCAAACGTGTTTGGCATGAACGCACGCAGATTGGTTGCAATGTATTTAGTAAATGCGTTTACCCTGCCTTCTTTTTTGCCATACCTACTGTTTTCAATAACGTCAGAATACAAATCAATAAGTCGACGAAACGGCTCGAGTATTTGAGAGTTAAATTTAGACGGACCTAATTCACGAGCTGTGTGCCATACTGCAACTGCTTTTTGCGCAATTAAAGTTTCAGCTTGCTCATACGGAACATTTTGAACCATCTCCTTGTATTCGCCAAGCATGCCAAAAATTGTGGCTAATTGATCTAACGCATTAAGCCTGAACTGTGGCGTAAATTGATCGGTGCCAGGAATCCTAAATGATATTGAACTGCCTTGGTAGCCAGTGTATTCAGCCTTTGCGCCTGTATAACGCTCACGCCAATTAGTTGGGTCAAAACCAGTTACTCTGATCCAGTCAGATTGCATCAACATTAAGCCGCTTGCCATTGCAAACGTGCCAAGTGCTGCATCTCCAACAGCTCTATACCGCGTAAATTTGTCCTCACTGTGGAAGTCGCGCCAGAACGTATCTGTCAGCACTCCACCGCCAGGCGTCATGCGTATAGCTGCTTTAAGAATGTTGACTGGGCCGCGCGGCAACGCGTAAATCACGCCAAACAGCGGGTAGTCGTTGACAAGCTTGCCGGCTGCGCGAGACGGAGCCCACAAAGGAGCCATAGCCGGGCGCCCTTCATAACCACTCTTCATATAGGCAAGAGCACTGTTGTGAATGTCGAGCTGGTCGGTCAAACCTTTTTGCCGCGCCTTGCGGATGCCCATCTGATATGTGCGCGGCTCATGCACAATGTCCAACGGGTCAGTGAAGTTGACGTAATCCATCACGTTCTTTGCGTGGATTCCAGTCAGAGCCCCCTTCTTGATTACTGCGCCGTTAGGCATGGTGACGTCACGGAATTGCTTTTGCAGCAACCGTTCTGCTTCAGCGTTGGCAAAGTCCCACACTTCTTTAGAGCCTGGCTTGCCAACGCCGGTCTGCACTGCATGCTCCAGCTGCTCATCCATCAATCGCGCCCATTCAGCCGAAGGACCGACCAAGCCGTTGATGAACGTGTCGATCATTGTGATCGGACGGCCAACAACAGCCTTCATGCCGCGTGCTGCAGCGCCAGTCGCGTCTCTTGCTGCTGACCGTGGCGTTGCATTGCGAATGTAATTAACAGCTATTGCGACAAAGTTCGGGTTGTTGCGGTCCATATACCACTGCCCGTCCTCAATCTCAGCCATTTGGATGTCCTGCAGGTTTCCCTGCTTTGGCCCATCAACAAGCCGGCGATCCATGCCGACAAAGTCAACGCCCAGATTTACAAAGGCTTCGTTGTGAACAAACGATGCGCCAGTAAGCCGCAATGCGTAGCCAAGGTTGGAAACATATTTGGCGTACATGCGGAATCCCACGCCAGTGGCTTGCGTAGCAGCCTTTGCCTCAGCAAATCGCCCTGTCGCAGCAAAACGTGTTGCGTCAACAGCGCCGCCAAAAATAGTGGTAAGTGGCATGGTGGCGGCTTTAAACGAGCTGCCCAGCAACATCGTCCAATGAGTCCGCGGCGCAGACAGGATCGACATGACATGGAACTGCCTGATGTTCTGCGCAATGCCCGAGCCAGGCGCGGCGTCACGCATGTGGTTAAGCATGTTGGCCTGATATTTCTTGTCGTTCTTTGCCTGAATGGCAACCTCAGCCAGCTCCTTCATCACCTCGTCAGTGCTTGCTGTCGACTGGTTTTGCTTGACGGCATTGACTACCTCTGCAGGTAGAACCCGATCAAGCATGTTGCCTGCGTCAGCTGTCGTCTCGACAAACTGCTCTGCTGCTGATTTGGCTGGCTGGTTAGGCGGCACGGCTTCCGCTTCCGAGCCAACGACACGGTTTGCAGCATTGACGTCGTAGATGACAACCTCGTCGACCGGCCCGCCCTGGCGGCCAATCATTTCAGGCTCATGCCGCAGGCCTTGGTAGCCCAAGCCAGTGACGTAGTCCTGCAGCCCTGCCTTTTGTGCAGGCGTCAGCTCAAGGCCGTTTGGCCCTTCCCGCATGCGGCCTAAGTCAAGGTCGTTGAGCAGGTCGGCAAGATCCTTATCCATGGACGGCAGGTCCATGATCTTGATGTCCTTCTGCAGCGTGCCCTCGACCAGGGCGCCGCCGTAGCCAGCCATGTTTTCGTAGCCACTGGTGCTTGCCGTGAAATAGACACCGTCGCCAAGAGGGCCTGCTGTTGGTTGCAAGCCTTCCGCAAGCGCAGCCTTGCCTGCCGCTTCTGTCGTGGCGTGCTGCAAGTTGACGCCAGGAATCAGCTTGGAGTTGAGGATGTTGGGGTCAGCATCCATCTGGGCAATGCGCAAGCGCTGGCCTGCCACTCGCGTCATCTCGGCGTATGCCGCGCCAATCTTGAGCGAGTCATTGATAGAGGCGTACAGCTTGCTTGCCGCAGACGCTTTATCTGCTGCAGTTGTCGCGCCTGTGTAGTTAATTGCTGCAATCGCTGCGTCGTTGTTGGCAGCGTCCAGCAGGATCTGTGTTGCTCTAATAGAGCCAAGGTCATCACCTGCTTGCAAGTCACCGCGCAAAGCGCGGTCTGCCATCTCAATTAGGCGGTCAGGGTCAGCACCTGTTTCGCTCAGGATTTCAATGGCCTTGCCATTGATTTGCTCGTCGGTATATGTGTCGCGACCAGTCAGGTCAGCACGGTCCAAGAAGTCGCCAGAAATGCCACGACGCACAGCGTCAAAGGAAGCAGCAAGCTCGTCGTTGCTTAGTTCGATGTAGCGGGTCTTGCCGCTGCGGCTGGCATAGCGACGGATGTCGTCCTGCAGCAGCTCTTCGATTGTGATGTCGCCCTTCTTCAGGGCTTCCATGTTTTCAGCAATTTTGCGCGAGACGTCATCAGGGTCAGGCATTTGCACGGCCAGCTGTGGCTCCAGCTCCATGCCTTCTTCTGCACGCCGCGCTGCAATGTCGCCTTGGTACGCGTTCTCAAATACGTCGTCCCAGGTTTGATAACCGCGGCCTAGCAACCAGTTACCAGCAGCCTCTGCAATCTGCGAAATCTTTGTAAAAGGTTGAGCCCAGGTTGCTTTCTTGTATAGGTCGCGAAACTTCCACCAGCCACTGAAGGCCATTGCCTGTACTTCTTTGCTTCCAATTTGCCCACTTAGTATTGCTTGAGCCTGCTCTGGGACAGTCTTCGCCGCTAATTCCCGAATCTGGTTATCTGCATTGCGAAGAATTTGTAGCTCACCCCTTGATAGAAAAAGATCTTGTAGGCGGTGAAATGCCTCGTGGTATGCAGTAATTAGCGTGCGAGTGAAAGAAAGCGGATTCGCTTTATGGAACATCGCAACCTTAATTACATCGTCCATAGCCTTTTGGCCACGGATGAACATGCCTGAGGCTGAGTAGGCCTGACCCTTTTTGCCGCCGTAAGCACGGGCCTGGGCAGGGGTGAACCGACCCTCAAGCCTGTCAACAAACTCGATATTGACGTCAACGCCTGCAACTCGCGTAATCTCTCCCGACAACGCGGCTTTTTCTTGCGATGAAAGAACGTTGCGGCCTGTGTAGTCCTGGCCCAGCTGGCCTGCGCCACGGGTGCTGCTGACAGGGGGGAGATCAGCCAGCTGCC